GGAGAAGGGGGACTGTCCCGGTTCCACAATCCCACCAACCAGCAACGTTTTTCGGGCTTTTGCCCCTACAGGCAAAAAAGCCCGATCCGAAAGACTTCCAACCTTCTAATTTGACTTCCAACACTTTCGCGCCTACTTTCCGTCCGATTGATGCCTAAACGTGCCGAATCGGGAATATCGGGGAGGTTTCGTGGCGCGTCCACGCGGTTCCTACAATCTTGCGCAATCAACCGTCGAGCGATCGTTCCGGCGTGAGTTGCAGCGTCAGGGATATGAACCCGGCGCGCGGTTGGCGCAAATGTGTGTCGAGCGAAAGAACGCCGGCGATTGGCGCGGCGAGTTGACGGTGATGGAGCTGGTGCGCCGGTGGGTAACGCCGATCACTTCGCCTGGAATGCCGGCACCAGGACAAGGGACGTTGACGTTGGAATGGAACGACGGCGTGATCGAGGTGGATCCGGAGTGAACCAGACGGTGAAGATTGAATACGCACCGCGACCGTTTCAAAGGGCGTTGCATGCAGGCTTTGCGCGCAGCCGGTTGGCGCTGGTGATCTGTCACCGGCGAGCTGGGAAGACGGTTGCGTGCGTGGCCGAAACGATCCGTCAGGTCTTGAGCTGCAAGCTACCGGAACCGCAAGGCGCCTACGTTGCGCCAACGTATGGCATGGCGAAGCGGATCGCGTGGAATTACTTCAAAGCGCAGCTCGTAAACGTTCCTGGTGTTGTCTTTCGTGAGGGCGAGCTGTCGATTGAGCTGCCGGGCAAGCGCCGAATCTATTTGTTGGGCGCGGACAGTCCCGATCGGCTGCGGGGTATGTACCTCGATGTTGCGGTGGTTGATGAGATGGCGGACTGCGCAGAATCGTTGTTGGGCGAGGTTCTGATGCCATGTCTGGCCGATCGCAATGGGCGGCTGATCCTGATTGGAACCGTTAAGGGGCGGAATCACTTCTGGCGGCAGTATGAAAAGGCGAAGGATTCGCCGGAATGGTTCACGGCTGATTTGAAGCCGGAAGACACCAACAGCTTGTCGGCTGAACAGGTGGCGTTCCTGCGCGCGGAGATGAGCGAGGATGAGTTCAGAGGCGAGATGCTGAACGATCCGGACGCCGGCGTGAGGGGTTCGTACTACGGTTCGACGTTGCGCGACCTGGAGGAACGTGGACGGATCCGCGCGGTTGAATATGACAAAAACCTACTGGTGGATGTCTCGGTTGATCTGGGTTACGCGGACGGTACTGCGGTTTGGTATACGCAGGCGTTGGGGATGCGTGAGGTTCGGGTGCTGCGGTTCGAAGAATTTACGCAGACGTCGTTCGGCGAGATCCTGCGAACGATCAAGGCGCAGCCGTATACGTTCGGGCGGTTCATCGGGCCGCACGATCTGCGGGTGCATGATTACAACAGCGGGCAGTCGCGCCTGGAGTTCGCTTTCGAGCTGGGATGCCAGTTCGAAGTGGCGCCGCAATTGAAAATCATGGATGGAATCGCAGCCGGTCAACGGCTGTTGGAGATGTGCTGGTTCGATCGTGAGCTGACGAAGGAAGGGCGCGATCGGTTGGCGCTGTATCGCTCTGCATACGATGAGCGGAACCGGACGCTATCCAGGACGCCGATCCATGATTGGTGCTCGCATGCGGCGGATGCGTGGCGGTATCTGGCGGTTGCGACCGGTGGCGGTCAGGCCGACATTTGGGGTTCTGAACAATTGAAATACGGCAACAACGGGGCGGCTTATGCCTAACAGGTACGCGACGCGGGTTCGATCGGATGAGCTGGTTTCGCTGTTGCGGCAGGAGATTCTGGCGGCGGATGGTGCTAACGGTTCGACGCTGGTGGCGTTGCGGGCAGATGCGTTCGCGTACTACTTCGGCGAGCGACCGTTGCCGGAAGCCGAAGGGCGTTCGGCGGTTGTGTCAACGGACGTGGCCGACATGATCGAGGCTGTTGTGTCGCAGATTCTGCCGGGGTTCTCCGGTGACAACGTCGTCGAGATTGAACCGGAGAACGATGGCGACGTTGAGCAGGCGCAGACGGAATCGGACATTCTGAACGACGTGATCCTGGAGCAGAACCGGGGTTATGTGTTCTTTCAGGAGGCGTTGCGCGATGCCTTGCTGTTGCGGAATGGTTGGGTGAAGTGTTGGCAAGATGACGTGGATTCAGTGTCGCGGCAGACGATTGCGGAGGATATGAGCGAAGACGACGTTGCGGCGATCGTGGCGTTGTTGGAGGACGGGCCAGGGGTGAAGGCGGTCAAGGCGGAGCGGATTGACCAGGGCGTTGAGCTGGTGATTACGAAGACGCGGAAGCGGATGCGGGTTGGCGCCGTGGATCCAACCTCGATTCTGTTTCAGGCGGATTGGGATTCGGTTTTTCTCGATGGGATTCGGTTTTTTGCTGAACGATCGTTCCCAACGCGCGGCGAGCTGGTGGCGGATGGTTACAGCAAGGCGGAGATTGAGGATCTGGGGCACGGTCAGGTAACGGAACCGGTTCCGGCTGATCAGAACGCGCGTTACTCACGACCTGGTGGTGCGAACGCGGGCGGGCCGGCGGCGATGCCGTCCAATCTGCCGTGGAGCGTGCAGCCGATAGAGCACTACGTCTGCTATTACACATACGACGGTGACGGTGACGGCGTGGCAGAGCTGCATCGAGTCTGTCTTGCTGGTGGTTCAACGATTCTCAAGGATGAGGTTGTGGACTTCATTCCATACGGGACTGGAACGCCGTTCCTGCAACCGCACCAGCTCAACGGGTTGGGGTTGTTCGACAAGATCAAATCAGTGCAGGACGTGAAGACGGCGGCGCTGCGCAAGTGGATCAACAACCTGGAGGCGGCGAACAATTCGCGGGTGGCGGTCAACGAACGGACGGTGAACCTAGCGGACGCGATGAATACGCGACCGGGTGGAATTGTCCGGGTGAAGGGGTCGCCGGCGGCAGAGCTGGTGCCGTTCCCAGTGGTGGATACCGGTGTGTCGAACAATGCGTTGATGGCCTACGCCGACAAGATGCGATCCGAACGGGGTGGCGCGTCTTTGGATATGCAATCGGCTGCGGCGCAGGTTGGATCCAATGCGTCCGGCGTCGCGGTGGATCGAGAGTATTCATCGAAGGAACAAATGGCGGCGATGATCTGCCGGACGTTGGCGGAAACGTTGGTGCGATCGACGTATGCGATCGTTCACCGTGGGTTGCGGACGTGGTTCAAAGAAGAAGTGAGCGCGCGCGTTCGCGGTCAGTTCGTGAAGTCCAACCCGGCGCAGTGGCCGGAACGGTATCGGATCAACGTCAAGTCCGGGTTGTCGATCGCTGAACGGGTGCAGAAAAAGACCGCGTTAGAGCAGGTGATTGCGCAGCAACAGAACATTCTTGAGCGCGGCTTGAGCGGTCAGTTGACGGATCTACCGGCGGTGTATCGGGCGACGTTAGATTGGAGTAGGGCGGCGGCGTTGGACAACGGCGAGCGGTACTTTGTGGATCCGGAATCGAAGCCGGCGCAGGAGGCGAAGGCGGCGGCTGACGGCGCGGCGAAGGCGCAGGCAGAGCAACAGTTGAAATTGCAGGATCAGATAGCGAGCTCGGAACGGCAGGTTGCGGCGATGAAGTCGGCGATCGACAAGTACAAGGCTGACACTGACGCGGGGTTCAAGTACTTCGATGCGGTGTTGAGCGCGCAGGTTGAGGCGATGAAGCTGGGGCAGGCGGCGGCGGTGGCTGAGGTTGCTGCGTTGTCGGCGGAAGGAAACGAAGACTCGGAGGAATACCAGGATGGAGCTAACGGCGGCGCAGAGGGCGGCGATCGTGGCGATGGTGCAAACCAAAGCGATTGATGTTCTGGCGGAAGCTATCCGCGAGGATATGTTCGAAGTGTTCGCGATGGGAACGCAAGGTGAACCGGGTCAAGTCGGGCGGCGGGACATAAGGCGAGCGGTTGAGATGATGCGGGCGTTAAAGAACGTGGTTGGTTGGATGCGCGCGGAGGCTGCAAACAATGGCATCGGTTGATTTGCCGGGAATTTCCGCGTTGCTGCGTGAAAGTAATCAACCCGTTGGCGCCCAACCTCGGCGGGATTCGCGCAGGAGCGCGGCGCCGGTGACGGAAGTGGCACCGCCGCCGTCGGTTGAGCCAAAAGTCCCGGATCTGTTGGATCGTTCGCCGGTTCCGGAACCGAACACGGACGCTCTGGGCGAGATCGAGGAGCTGTTGGGACTGAATGAAGACGCCGGCGCCGGTGACGGCGATGGCGGCGACCATGGAGATCCGCGCGGCGACGGAGTAAACGACGGATCGTTGAAGGCGTTGGCTGAAAAGCTGGGCGTGGATCCGGCGGACTTGTACGCCGTCAAGGTGCCGATGGGCGGCGACGCTGAACCGTTGACGCTGGGCGAGCTGAAGGACATTGCGAAGGGCGCGGCGGATCTGACGGTTGATCGGCTGCGGTTCGATGAAGAAGTGACGGCGCACCGGAAGCAAACAACGAAGGATCGAAGTGACCTACAGGCGTTGGTTGCGATGTTGCCGCGCGAAGCGTTGTCGCCGGCGATGGTGAAGGCGGCGCGCGACGCCGGCGAAGCGTATACGAAGGAACAGGGCCGGTTGCTGGGCGAGCTGGTGCCGGAATGGTCGGATGAGGGCGCGTTCACACGCGATCGAGACATGATCGTCAAACACGTCAAGGCGGCGGGTTGGACTGAGCAGGATTTGAACGGGGTTCAGGATGCGAGGCTGTTGGCGTATTTCCGTCAACAGGCGCGGCGAGAGTCGCGGATGGTTGAGCTGTTGGGGCGGATGAAATCCGCCGGTTCCCTTAGTAAGGGATTCAAGGCTAACCCGAAGGCAAGGGCGGCGGTCGAAGCGGAGAGAATCCGAGGGGCGGCGCGTTCGGGCAGTAGGGCGGACAAGGTTGGAGCAATCGAATCACTACTTAAGGGCAAATGAGATGACAACGGCAAATTTGGACGCGGCTGATCTGGCGGCGGTGGCGAGGGGCGGATGGATCCACGAAGACGTGATGGATCGGATTTGGGACATCTCGGCGATTCCGCTGGTGTTCACGGACTCGATTCGTTCGGATACCTGCGAAAATCCGTTGATGAGTTGGCTTACGGATACGTTGGGTCAACCGAACCGAACGAACGCGGTGGTTGACGGTTCGGACCAGACGGGCAATGACAGTACGACGGGCGCGCGCGTCAATAATTACTGTCAGGAATCCGTGAAGGTCTTCCGGGTGTCCACCAGGGCGCAGAACGTCAACGCGATCGGGCAGGAAAATTCGCTCGCCTATCAGTTGATGAAAGGGCAGCAACGGCTGCGGCGCGACGTTGAGGCGATCATGATTCTGAATCAAACGTCCAACGCGGACGACGGCAACACCACGCCGGGACGGTTGGGCGGGTTCGCGGCATGGTTGAAGACGAACGCAACCGGCGGGACGGCATGGGCGGCGGGCGGATATAGCACGTCAACCGGTATCGTGACGGCGTTTACGCCGGGTCAGCAACGCGGCCTAACGGAAACGTTGGTTCGCAATGCGGCGCAGGCGGCTTGGGAAGCGGGTGGCGATCCGTCGGTGTTGATGTCGGTTCCGGCGGTGATTCGCGGGTTGTCGGAATATATGTTCACGGCGTCGGCAAGGGTTGCGACGTTGCAGCGTGAGACGAGCGGATCCGACAACGCGGCGCGCGCGATGGGAACCGTGAACGTCTTCATCACTGACTTCGATGTCACGTTGTCGATGCGTGCCAACCGCATGCAAACGACGTATGCGTCGATCGGCGGGACGGTGGCGCAGGTTGCCACGGTGTTCGTTTACGATCCGTCCTACGTCATGCAGACGTTCCTGCAAGGCTACCGGACGCAGGATCTGGCGAAGACGGGGCTTGCTGATGCGCGGCTGATTTCGGTCGATTATTCGTTGAAGGTGCTGGCGGAAGACGCGCATGCGGCGATCAACGACATCAATCCGCTGACGGCTGTCGTTCAGTAAGGGACGGCTGTCGTTCAGTAAGGGGTGGCGCCGTGAAATTGTCGGACGATACGAAGGCAGAGCAATTGCTGAGGGCGGCGATTGCGCAGGAATACGGAGTGATGGCGACGTTGGATCAGGTGCGATCTGACGGCGTTCGGGAATTGGAGTGGGGCGAGATGATGCTGGCCGTTCCCGAACGGATCGTTTCGTTGTTGGAGCTTTTGTATCCAGATTTCACGGCGCCGGATGGGCGAACGCGATCACGCGCATGGCGGGCGTTCGCTAATTCCGATATGGGAAAGATGTTTCGGACGCAGAACCTGCGGAGGCGATATTGAACAAGGGCGAGCTGCGAACGATGGTGGTTGGCTACTTGAAGCGATCGGATTTCAGTTCGATTGAATTTGATCAGTGGGTGAGATTTGCGAACGTGCGAATCGGGCGTTCGTTGCGGGGGCAAGACAACCTGGTTGCGCTCGCGGTCACGCCGACGGCGAACCCGGTAGCGTTGCCTTTGGATTATCGGGCGATGCGATCGGTTGAGAGTTCGCAGAACAATTCGACGTTCCGGCTGCGGGCGATGGATGCGGCGTTTAACACGTTGCCGTTGTCTGGTGGTGGGTTCGCGGTCGCGTACCGGATTCGCGGTTTCGAGATGGAGTTGCGACCGTTCGCGGCGGTGCCGTTGAACCTGGAGTATTGGCAGGCGCCGGCAGAGCTGGTGACGGACAACCAAACGAACGCGGTGCTGACGGCGCAGCCGATGTTGTACTTGTATGCGGTGCTGATGGAGGGCGCGGTATGGGCGCAGGATGCGAACGCGGCGCAGGCGTATGCGGGCGTCTTCGGAACCGAGGTTGAGGAATTGAACATCCAGGGGCAGAACGCGAACCTCGGCGATACGCCGACGATGGGGGCATAGCATGGCGGTTGAATCGCAATATTCGAACATTGGCGACCTGAATCCGTCCTGGCCTACGCCGACGGATCCGGTCTCGGAAGGCGATGATCACTTGCGGGGAATCAAGAGTGCGTTGCAGGGCAACGTGCAGGGTTCGGGAACTGAGACGGTGGTCTACAACGGCAGTACGAACAAACCGTTGGGGCCGGTGTTGCGATCGAAGGCGCAGGGAATCGACGTTCTCGATACGGTGGCGGCGGGCGTGGCGACGGCGATCACGCTGCGCGGTCAGGCGGGTGCGGCGTTGGCGGCGTTCCTGCATGCGGTTGGATCGACGTTCGTATCTGCGACCGTGACTGGTGAAAACCTCACGATTGACGTTGTGACGGCGTCCGGCGTTCGCAAGGGCGTCGTTGTGAAGGGCGCGGATGGAACCGTTGATTTCTATTCTGGCGGGCTGATCGTTGCGACAACGAACGCAGGCGGCCTAGTGTTGAACGCGCCGGCGCCGGCGCTGTTGTTGGGCGCGGTTGGATCGGTGGCGGCGGTGGGTTCTGACCTGGTGGTGAGCGCGGCGGGCGTTGGTAGCGTTGCGTTGTCAGGGCCGAACGGGATTGCGCACATCCAGACGGTGACGGATGGATTGGCGGTGCGGGGGGACAGTGCAACCAACGTCGTGCTGGGGCTGTTGGGTTCGGCTGGGGCGTCGCAAGCGAAGCTCAAAGGCGTTGCGGGTCAGGCGATCGTTGAAGCGGTTGGCGGCGGGGTGCTGTTGTTGGGCACGGGTTCGGTGACGATATTGGACGCGCAGCTCACTTCGCAAACGTTTTACTTAAGCGGCGTTGCCGCGTTGATCATGTCGGCGGCGGGGCTGAACGTGATTGGCCGGAAGATTATCAACCTGTTGGCGCCAACGGCTGACACTGACGGCGCCAATAAAAAATACGTTGATGACAAGGCGGCGGCGGTTGGGGCCGGGTTGGTGGCGGGTTGTTGGAACAATGGAACCGGCGTTTTGAGCAATCAAATGGGGCCGCGAACGTTGACAGTTACCGGCAGTGGTGGGGCTTGGGAGTATGTCATTTCAGCGGGCGCCAATATCCGGTCGGCCAATTGCGTTCCGGGTGGAGCGTCAACCGGTGTTGCGGGCGTTCACGGTCAAGTCGGACTTGTGGAACCGTTGCAATTTGGCGCCTATACGTACATCAACAATGCCCCATCAGCGCAACCGCATATGGTGCAGGTCTGGTGATGGAACAGCTTCGAATCGCGCCGTTGGGGATTGCGCCGGACTTGGTTCCGGAGACGGCGCCGGTGGGCGTTTGGACGCTGTGTAGCAACGTATATCCGCGCGATGGGATGGAGAGGGCCGGGGGCATTCAAGCGGTCTATGGAGCGCCGTTGTTCGCGCCCAAATGGTTGTTGAATACTGCGTCCACGGTCGCGCCGTCGTTCTGGGTTTACGGGGCCGATACCGGCATTGGCGGGACGGACGGGGCGGGGTCGCATGTCGATTTGACGCCGGCGGCGGGATTTGTCGGGAACACCGGCGCGAACTGTTGGACCGGTGGCAACCTGAACGGTGTCCCGGTCTTGTGCAATGGTGGTATTCCGGTCTGGTGGAACGGGTTGGTTGCCAACGATTTCGTTACGTTGCCGGGTTGGCCGGCGAACGCGCGGGCGCGGGCGATCCGTCCGTACAAATACCATTTGATCGCGTTGGCGGTGGATCCATCGACGGGTGCGTTCAATCCGGATTTGCTTTGGTGGAGTTCGGCTGCGGTGCCGGGTGCGGTGCCGTCTGCGTGGGTTCCGGCGCCGGCGAACGAAGCTGGTAGCGCGCAATTGTCGGCGACGCCTGGAGCGATTCTTGACGGCGTCGCGTTGCGGGATGCGTTCGTAATCTACAAAGAGCAATCCTGTTATTCGATGCAGTACGTTGGTGGCGCCAACGTTATGCAGATTCAACCGCTATTTACGGACGTGGGCACGTTGGCGCGCAATTGCGTTGCGGAGTTGGACGGAACGCACGTTGTTCTGACTGATGGCGACGTGATTTTCCACGATGGTCAGACGGCGAAGTCGATTGCTGATTCGATGATTCGTCGAACGTTTTTGCAGACGATTGATCGGGCGTCGATCGGGCGTTGTTTTGTGGTTCCGGGAACGCCGGCGAGTGAGGTATGGATAGCGTTCCCCGATCCGGGTGAAACGAGCTGCACCAGGGCGGCGGTTTGGGACAGGGTGCGGTCGCGTTGGGGCGTTCGCGATCTGACGGCGATAAAGCCGTTCCATATTGCGCAGGGCCGGGTGCCGGTCAACGTCGCGGTGCCGTTGACCTGGGCGGCGCAGACGGAGACTTGGAGCGCTGTTGCGCGTGAGTGGGGATTCTCCGGTGCGTCGAGTTCGCGATTTTCGAAACTCGCGGCGGGCGCGGTGGCGGGCGCGGCGGGGTTGTATGCGTTGGACCAGGATCCGGACACGTTGGGCGGAATCACGCGCGGCTTTGTGCAGCGCAATGCGATGGATTTCGGGAACCCGGATACGCGGAAGATTATCAACCGGGTTTGGTTGTCGGCGAAGGGGCCGGCGGGAACGTTGTTGGCGGTGCAGGTTGGCGGGACTATGAACGTTGGCGAAGCGCCGGTGTTCGGCGATCCGGTTTACTGCACGATCGGCGGGCGGATGGATGCGCCGATATTCTCGAGCGGGCGCTATCTGAGCTTGCGAGTGTCGGATGCGAGCGTTGACGTTAAGGCGCCGTGGGTGCTGACGGCTGCGACGTTGGAGTATCGCGTTGGGGGTATGTTTTGAGTTACGAACCCGGCGTCTGGTCAGGCGGCAACGTTGAGGCGTACTTGCGCCGCGAGCTGCGCGCGATCAGTGATGAGATGAACAACGCGCAGGGCGCGGCGTCGTTGTATACGGACGCGACAACGCCGTTGGTGGTATTCACGACGACGCCCCAAGTGCTCGATTTCACGTTGCAAACGCCGGCGCGGGATTTTCGCGCGGTGCAGCCAGACGTTGCCGGGAACGCGATCTATGTGCGGCGGGCGGGAATTGTTGGGGTGTCGTTTACGCTGACGGCGTTGACGCCGGACGTGGATCAATACCTGATTTGGTTGTACGCGAACGATCAACCGACGGCGTTGCAAGCGTCGTTTGATGCGTCGAACCAAACGGCGGGCGGGACGTTCGCGGCGATGGGAACGTTCCGGGTAGTGGCGTCAACGGATCGCGTGGCGGATAAGTTAGACCTGCGGGGCGCGATGAATACCGGCGTTGGCGATTGGACGATGTTGCGGGGTTACTTTTCGGTTTGGTGGTTGGGTGATTAAGGTCTGCGGATTACCAGGAGATTTAGCGTTGATCGTATGGCAACAGTTCGCGCAGTACTTTGAGATGGCGGCGTTGGAGCATCCGGAACCGTTCGACCTGGAGGAACTGCGCGCCGGCGTTGCCAGTGGGAAATTCTTGACGGTCGGGGTATTCGACGGCGAGGGGATGTTGGCGGGCGCGTTGTGCGAGCTGACGGAAACGCGGCAGGGTCGCAGCTTGCATGTCCGATACCTCGCCGGGAACCATATGGAAATGTGGTTGGAGGAAATGCAGGCGCGGCTGGCAGAGATTGCGCGCGCGTACGATTGTCGATGGTTGTCACTGACGGGGCGGCTGGGGTGGCGGAAGCGGTTGGCGAAGATGGGTTGGAATCCGGTTGCGTTGCAAATGCGCGTGGGGGTTTAGATGGCAAGCTCAAGCAAGAGCAGCTCGCAAGGGCATAACGATCAACAGACGTTCGTCGATCCGGCGCAAGCGCCGTTCCTCGATCGGCTGCGACGTGGAGCGGAGGGCGCGTTCGCGGGGATGCCGGACTATTCCGGCGTTTTCGATCGGGCGAGCGCCGGCGCGGATCGCGTAGGCGGCATGCAGTTTCAGGATCCGCGTCAGGCGTATGCGGGTGCGCGAACCGGGTTTCAGAATTTCCGGGGTGCCAATCCTTATACCGATCAGTTGGGGGCGTATGCGAACCGGATGTTTCAGGGAAGTTCGCCGGGCATCGAGGGCGTGATTGGCAACCTGGGCGAAGACATCAACAGGCAATTGCAGCGGATGCTGGGCGGCGCCGGCGGCGTGAATACGCAGAGCGCGCTTTCCGGGACGTTGGGCGGCGGACGCAATGAGGTATCAACAGGGATTGCTCAGGAAGGCGCCTTAAACACGTTTGGAACGCAGGCGGGGCAGATACGCCTGAACGATTACCAAACGCGGCAGGCGCAGGGATTGCAGGCATTGGAGAGCGCCGGCGGGATGTACGGTGCGGGGCAGGGTCAGGATCTGGCGGCGTTGTCGGGGTTGGCGGGCGTTGGCGGCGGCGAGCTCGCCGGCGGGGTCGCGAACGCGGGTGCGGCGGGCGAGGCGGCGACGGCTGCGCAGGGTTTGGCAATGTCGCCATTCCAGGGTCAGCTCGGACTCTACGAGCAGCTTGCGCGCGTGCTGGGTACGCCGACGGTGTTGGGTCGCGATCAGGGTACGAACAAGTCGAACAGTTCCGGGTTCTCGATTTTCAATTTTGCGGGCAACAGCGAGTGATCGTCAGGAGCAAACGATATGGCATTGAATCTGTTGGCGCCGTTAGCGGCGGTATTGTTTGGCGGCGGGTTGGGGAGGCTCATGCAGCAAACGCAGGGCCAGAGCGCGGCGAGCGCCCAACGGGAACGGTACAAGCAAGGGGTAGCGGCGGCGATGGGGCCGTCAACGGAGAGTGTCAATCCGTTGACGGGAGAACCGATGTCACCGGAAACGTTTCCGGGGTTCGATCCGGCGGCAAGTACCGCAAACGCGCGAAGGTTCGGGTTAAACCTCCTGGGGAATAAAGACACCAGCGCGGAAGGGTTGTCGATATTCAATTCCGCCGGATCGCAGGGCGTGCAGGAGGCGGGGCAGGCTGAGACGGCGCGATCGAATCGGGCGTCGTTGCAGGAGACGATCCAGAACCGCCTGATGCAGCAACAGAACCAAATCGAAACGTTGGGCCGCACGTTGTCGGAGACGTTGAAGGGCGAGGCGAAGGATCGTGCGAGCGTGACCAACGGCTTGCGCAATGACTTGGATCCAATCATCGGGCCGGTAGTGATGGCCGGGAACATGTTGGGGGCGGGTGCGCAGGCGCCGGCGGGGTATGCGGGCGACCAGCAAATCATTTATGGAATCGCGAAGCTGTTGGATCCGGTGGGGCCATTGAACGATGCCACCGTTCGATCGGTGGCGGGCAGTCCGTCGTTGTCGGCGATGGGTGAGCGGTTGTTTGGTAAGTATTTGAACGGTCAGACGTTGCGACCGGAAGAACGTGCGGACTTGCTACAGGTGGGTGCGACGTTGTACCAACAACAGAAAAAAGGCGCGTTGGCGATGGCGGCGCCGATCCTGACGATGGCGGAACGGATGCAGTTACCTCGCAATGAGATATTCAATCCGGAGAGTCTGTTGGCGGATGAGGATATTGCGAAGCTGTTGGCGCGCGGCGGGCGGGGGCCGACGGTGGATGATGGGCCGGCGGTTGATGGGCCGGAATTGCGAGCGGCAAATTCCAGGTTAGCAAAGCAAGGGTTACCGGCGGTGCGGGTGGGTGAAACGAAGGCCGAATATGAGGCGCGCACCAAATGAGCTGGTTAGACGTTTTAGGCGCGCGGTTGGGGCCGGAACCGAAAGACATCCAGGCCGAAGCTAAGGCGGCGATGGTTGACGAGTTCAACGCGCTGAATCCGCTTCAACAGGCGAACGTCGGAATGGTGGGGAGTTTGAAGGGGATTGGTTCCGGAATCCTCGACGTGACGGGCGCGGGTTCGGTATCCGGGTTGGCGAATCGTGCGGTTGATCAATTCGAAACGACGGACCGTCCGGCGATCGACGCGACGCGCGCCGGCGGCATGGGGTTTCAGACGGTCGGCGAAGTGCTGCCGGGATTGGCGGCGAAGGGCGGACCGTTCTGGCAGGCGGCGGTGGCGGGTGGTGAAGCGGCGTTGCAGGCGCCGGCGGGTCAGCGGGTTGACATGGGAATGCGCGCGTTGGGCGAAGCGTGGGCGTTGGGCAAGGCGGTTGATTTGGGCGCGCAGGCGATCGGCAAGGGCCGCGCTGGGGTTGGTGCGTTGCGGGGAGCATCGGCTGAAACGAGGATCACGCAACAGGCGCCGGTGACGAGCATCAAGCAAATTATGGGCGGTTCGCCGGTGCCGGTATTGAGTCCGGCGCAACGGACGGCGGCGGTGGCGGGCGACCTGGAGGCGCAATTGCCGGCGGGGCCGATGGGCGACCGTGGGCGATTGCGGTATTTGGCCGGGCGGGCGGATGAGCTGGGGATTCAGCTTACGCCGGGTCAGCGTTCGGGCAGTCGAGCGCGGCGTGGATTGGAGAATGCGTTTGAATCCAACCCGACGACGGGCGGGCCGTTCCACGATATTTTGGTAAACAACGAAGACAAATACGGGCGGTTGGCGGCGCGGGCGATCGGTGAGACTGCGGACAATCTGAGTCCGGATGTGCTGGGGCGGGCGACCGCCAGGTTGGGGCGTGAGTTCAACGCGGTGACGGAGGAATTGCAGGCGGTCATGCCGGATCTGAACGCGCCGAATACGAAGGCGGCGAGTGATTTTTTCAACCGGGTTGATAACGCGAAGCGGCAGGAGTTGGGAGATTTTCGAAACAAACGGGTTGTGACGGAAGCGTCAGGCGACCGGGTGATTCGACAAGTCGAGGATGACTTGCCGATTGCGCGTTATGCGGACGTGATTGAGGCGATGGGAAGGGGCGGCGAGCTCGATGCGCGCGAACTGATGAACATTCGGAGTTCGTTGGCTGACCAGATTCACACTGTCGCGCAGCAACGCGGGACGGTTTCGAACGGAACGCAGATCCGGGCGATGGGCGACATGATCGACGCGATCGACCGGTTGGTGGTGGATTCTGCCGAGGGCGTGGCGCCGGAGCTGGCCGGGCGTTATGCGACGGCGCGGACGCAATGGCGGGTGTTGCAGGCGATGCAGCAAGGCAAGGCAACGGATCCGCTGGGGGAGATTCGGGCAAAGTCGGTGGATTCTATTTTGCGGCGTGAGTATCCGATGGAATACCGGCGCGGCGGGTTGAGCGGAAACGTTAAGGGGCGTGATGGGGCGTTGCAGGATTTGGCGAATTTTTTCGACGCAACCGCGATCGGTGCCGGCGTTACTAATGACATCGTTGGCAATTCGGGAACCGCGACGCGGTCAGTGATCGGGCAGGCGTTGAACAATCCGACGCAAGGCGTCGTGAACCTGTTGGCGAGTCTGACGGTTGGGCCGGCGGCGAGTCGAACGGTATTGAAGTTGCCGGCGTTCGCGCCGGTGGCGGCGACGCCGGATTGGATCACGGCGTTGGGCGCGCAGGTTGGCGCGCAGGATGCCGTTATGCGTCGCCGCGAGGGATTGGAGCAGTGAAGCGTTTGGCGGGCGCTGCGTTGGTCTGTGTGCTGATGCTGGGGTGCGCGCATGCAAAGCGAGAACTGGAGGCAACCTGCGCGTGCGATGCGGGCGAGATGACAACGCGATGCGAGGTTGGCGGCAAGGCTCAGGAAACAGAGGTTAAACCGTGAGGTATCGCGTTGTGCGCGCGCGCCAACGAACCATAACGGCGTTGGATGGTGCCGGCGATCAAGGGTTGTGGTTGGTGCCGAACCGGAGGTTGGGTGGTGGTTCGCCACCGCCGCCGCCAACCGCCGGGAATTTGACGATTGGCAATTCTGGTACTCAATGGGGGTATCGGGTTGCCGCTGGGATTGGAGCAATCGCCCCGGATCCGTACATGGCTGGGACAAACGGCGCGATTGTTGACGGTCTGTATGCGGATACTGCCAGCAACAACATGCGGCTGACGTTCGCGAGCGGATGTTCGCCGGGTCTATATACGGTTGTGATCGACGGGCAGGCGCCGGTGTATTTTCATACAGGGACCGGTGCAACCGTACTGACCACGTCGAATGCAGCGTTGGTTGCTTACATCGCGGCGCGCGGTGGTCAGGTGTTGCCGTTTACGTTGGCATTCTCGGAGGGGTTGCCGCCGCTGGTGGCGACGTGTGACGGCATCGGCGGGACTAATGGAGCGGGTGGGAACGGGATACGCGGTAATAATGAATTTTATGGGAGTTGGCAGGCGCCGGTGTGGGTCACGGCTGGGTTGAACAACCAGACGATAACGGGTCTGTATACGGATCCGGCGGTGGCAAATACTTGCCGATTGACGTTTTCAAATACGCTGGGCGGGTCGCCGGTTTACTACATGGAATTCGACGGTGAGGCGGCGGTGGCGTGGCCGGCGTTGGCCGGCAGCAACGTTAGCATCGTGTCGGTTTACCTCACTGGAAAATTGAACGGGGTTGGCGCGGGCGTGCCGTTCCAGGTGAAGTTTTACTCAACGATTGCGTGAGGCGAGATGAACAATTTCATAAGGGCGCGGCAAAGGGCGGTGACGGCGTTAACGCCCCAACAGGCAAACTCGGGCGCGATGGTGCCTAGTCGAAGGCGTCCGGTGGTTGATGTGGTGCCGGCGCCGGTGGCGGCTGGCACGATTCCTGCGCAGGTTGGGACGGTTGGGGTAGCGTTTACGCCGTTGGATCTGGCGGCGTTCTTTACCAATGAGACAACGATCGCGGTGCGGTTCGGGTTGCCACCAGGGTTGAGTTTGGGGGGCGGGGTGGTGACTGGAACGCCGTTGTTTGTGGGTATTCATCCGGTGGTATTTCTGGGGCAGAATTCCCACGGCATGGCGGAGCAAGCGGCGACGTTCACGATCAGTTAGTTCCGTTCCTCCCATTGGAACAACGGCGCCCGAGGGCGCCGTTTTTGTTGGTGGGTCAGGGTCAGAAGATTGACGGTTCGCCGCGTTGGGGAGGTTTGGGCGGGCCACAGGGGCCATACAAGGGCGCAGCTTCCCCGAGTTTATCCAGCAAGGTTTCGATCTGGGCGAGCGTAGCGAGCGAACCTTGGTTGTTGCGTTTGGCGGCGGTGATGAGGTTGTGGATTCCGTTCAGGGCGACGACGGCGCCGGCCCATTGCAGGCGGATCCGGCGCAGGGCCGCGCGATCGGCTGCATGTTCGGGCGTGATTTCAGGCGCGTTTTTCTCGCGTGCTGAGAGGTGTTCATCGGGCGTTTTCATGGTGCGATGCGTCCTATTTTGGTTGCGGGTTTCGGGTTTCCACGCAGGCGTTCATTGTCGCGGCGCAGGGTCGCGCAGAGTTCGTTCGTATTGTGGTTCAGTTCAACCTGGGCGAGGTATGCGGCGCGCAGCTTGTCGAGTTGGGTGTCCAGCTCGCGGATGCGGCTGAGGGCGACCCAACGAACGATGTGCACCACCAGGGCGGCGGCGATTATGGTCAGGTAGAGGAGGGTTTCAGTTTCCATGATGGAGTTCCGTTTTCAGTTTGGTGAGTAGTTGGGGAACGTCGATTGTGTTGGTGGGTGGTTGGGTTGGTGCGGTGTTCACTTCGTATGCCTTCATCAATGTGTGCGGCGTGATGGCGGTCAGGCGTCGCCCGATTGATTGGCCGGTTCGCAGGAATAGACCGGCGTCGATCAGGTGGCCAACGGCGGTGTCGATCCGTTTGGGTGAGATGTTGAGCTTGTGACCTATGTCGATGTTGGGAATCCGGACGGATCCGGCGCCGCCTTCGTTCAGTTCGCGGGTTCCCAGGTGGCGGATAAAAGTCCAAATGAGTTTGCAGGTTGGGTCGAGTTTTTGGTGGTACGCGATTTCAGCGTCGATCAACAACGGTTCGTTCACTTTATCCAGCTCCTAATTACAAGGGCGTTTAGGATACCAAATTCGGGTGGTGTCCAACCTATGATTTCCGGCGAAAAGGGGCGTTTTTTGGAAATGGCCGATGGCCTAAATTGGAACGTATTGGCACCGCCAAGGCGCGCAAATGGCTGGGGGTCACTTCCCTACGCTGGAGCGATTTGCGCTCTGATGAGAATGGTTCTCAAGATTAAGGCCGCGCGTTCTTAGAACTAAATCGAATATTCTCGAGTTCTTACTATGGCCGCGCTTATTCCAAAAAAGCTGGTGATTTCTCGGCGGCGGTTCGATTATTTTGGGTGTCCCGAGAGGGCGCCTGACTGTTGAACCGTTGGGGGCGTGATTACCAACGGTCCCGGCGATGCGA